AACAATTACAACAGTTAGAAGCTATCTTATTGGAAACTCCATTTAAGTATGCTCAACCTATTTTAAACATCTTACAAAAGGCTGCTCAAGAACAAGCACCTAAAGAAGAAGTAAAAGCTGATTAAGATGAACCATCACGATAGTAACCAACCGATTCTGAGTATATTTTTAAGCATAGGTGCTACTTTGATAAGTTTTGGGAACTTTGTTCCAGTATTTCAACTTACTGCGGCATTGGTTGGTACTATCTCTGGTTGTATTGCAATTTACAAGCAGACTAAAAAGAAAAAGTAATGAAGTCAGTTGTTATTACATTGCTAATAGCGGTACTGATATTTTTTATCTTTGACAAGTCAAAATATATAGGCGACAAGCCAATTATAGTTACTACAACTGACACAGTTTACTCTAAGGACACAATAGTAAAGTACAAGAAAGGCAAAGACATACCTTTTGAGATTTACCGAGTTTTAGAAGATTCTATTTTCATTCACGACACAATACAAGTTTTAAGCGACTACTACGCTACAAGAGTTTACAAAGACACAATTACCCAAGATTCAAGTAAGTTTTACATTCAAGATTCTATTTCCCAGAACAAAATTCTAAATAGAGCATTTAAGGCTGAAATTGCCTATAAAACAATCTTTAATACAACTATAATTACAAAGCCAGAGAAAAGTGCGGTTTATTTAGGCTTTTTAACCGATTTAAGGGCATTTGACAATAAAGTAGGCTTAGGAGTTGGCTTAGGGTATTATACCCCTAAAAAAGGCTTATTTTTGCTTAACGCTACGACTAATCAATATTCTTTAGGATATTATAAAAAGTTCTAAGATGTCAAGTTATGGAGATACATTTATGAGTAAGCTAAAGGAGCAATCTTTTACTATACTTATTTTGGTTGGCATAATGTATTACCAGAACACGCTTTTTACAAGTCAAATGAACGAGTACAAGCAAATGATAAAGTCTAAAGAAGAGTTAATCTTAAAGTTAACCGAAGAGGAAAGACAAAGGCTAATAGACAGAGAAAAGTATTTGATAGGTCAAAGAGATGAATTTATTATGGATTTAAAAAATAGAATTAAATGAAATGGATAGCAAATCTTTTATCAGACGAACGAGGCAGTATATCTACAAAGCGAGTTATCGCTTTATTGAGTGCGTTCTTTTTATGTGTAACACTTTTGGCTAACTCATTTAGTAAAGTAGAATTTGCACCAAGCGACAAATTAGTAGATGCGGTTATGGCTATTTGCATTGCAGCAATGGGTACTTCAACTATTGATAAATTCTCAATTAAAAAAGATGCCGAATAACGAAAAGAAAGCATTTGCCATTGGCATTGCAGTTTGGATTATCTTAATAACTATCTTTGCTAAACATTTGATTTAAGATGATAAGTAAAAAAGCCATTGATTTAATAATTCAGCACGAAGTAGGTGGTCGTGCGGTGTACGAAAAACGCTACCAAAAGCCAATCTGGGCGGGTGGTGAGTCTGGACTTACAATAGGTTTAGGTTACGATGTAGGATATGCTAAAGAAGCTGATTTATTTTCTGATTGGGCATCTTTGAATTTAAACTTCTTAAACGCACTTAAAAGATTTTGTGGAGTAAAAGGCGAAATAGTTAAGTCAATGATGAAAGGCGAGGTATTAAATGTGGTTATTCCGTACAATATGGCGTATGATGTTTTCGTTAAGAAATCAATACCTAAGTATTACGCAATGACCAGAAAGATATATCCTCAATTAGATACATTAAACGAAGACACAAGAGGTGCTTTAGTTTCTATGGTATATAACAGAGGTGCAAAGATTGAAGGTGATTCTCGCAAAGAAATGAAAGCAATTGTTGAATTAGTGGCAAAGCAAGATTACGATGGAATTGCAGAACAAATTGAAAAGAGCAAAAGATTATGGGAAGGTAAAGGATTAGATGGCTTGGTTATTAGAAGAGAAAGTGAAGCGGACTTGATAAGGTCAAGTATGGCATAAAAACAAAAACCTACATAATGGCTGAAAGAACAACAAGGAGAAGACTATTCTTTGATATAGAAACATCGCCTAACATTGGCTTATTTTGGGAAGCTGGGTACAAAAAGAATATAGACTATTCAAATATAGTCAAAGAACGAGCCATAATTTGCATTTGTTACAAGTGGGAAGATGACAAAGAAGTAGAAGGTTTATACTGGGATTCCAAGCAATGCGACAAAAGAATGCTTGAGAAATTTATACAAGTAGCGAATACTGCTACCGAATTAGTAGGACATAACGGAGACAAATTTGATTTAGCTTGGATTAGAACAAGATGTCTTTATCATGGTATTGCCATGTTCCCTAATTACACTACAATAGATACATTAAAAATTGCAAGGTCTAAGTTTAGATTTAATTCAAACAGATTAAACTACATAGCTGATTTTTTAGGCATTGGACAAAAGATTAAAACAGAGTTTAACCTTTGGAAAAATATTTTGTTACATAAGGATAAAAAGGCAATGGAAGATATGTTGAAATACTGCAAAAAGGATGTAATATTGCTTGAAAAGGTATTTAAACACTTAAATACCCATATAGCAGCTAAAACTCATTATGGGGTACTTTACGGAGGCTTAAGGTCATCTTGCCCAGAATGTGGAGCAGATGCAGAAAATGTAGTTAGAAATAATACAAGAACAAGTGCAACTGGAGTAGTTAAAGTACAAATGAGATGTAAAATTTGTGGGAAGTTTCATACAAAAACCGATAAATAATGAGCCAAGTAACCGAACATGTAATAAGAGACATAAAACAACGAGAACAAAAAGGTCTGGAAACTTATGGTACAACAATGGATAGAAATGATTTAACTCAAGAACAATGGTTAAACCATGCATACGAAGAGGCTCTGGACTTTGCAATATATTTGAAAAAATTATTAATAATTAGAAATGGCAACTTTTAAACTACCTAAAGGATTTGGAAAAATGACACTATTTGAACAAGAAAGCATCTTAGTTGCTAAACTTAACGAGGTTTACGATATTGAGAACGAGATAAAGAAAGCATTAGCTAAAGTTAGAGGCGGATTAAAATATACCCCTAAAGAAATAGACAGACCAGATTTGGCAGCTTTAAAAGATGAAAATTAAGATTACATATAAAAAACTGGGTAAAGAAAAGGCTCATGGCATTGCTTGTAGTGATGGCGAGGTTCTTATTGATTCAAGGCTAAAAGGCAAAAAGCATTTAGAGATACTTATTCATGAAGTAATGCATTTATTGAACCCAGAAGATGAAGAGGAGGATATAGTGCGTAAAAGCGTTTTATTAACCAAAATACTATGGAAAGAAGGTTACCGAAGAGTTGATAATCATGACAAAGACTTGCTCCAAGACGGCTCAAAATAGAAGTTGTATCTTTGTACTGTTGTTTTTTCATAGTTCAGGTTTCTCCCAGTGTAAAAAGCTGGGAGTTTTTATTTATATTTGCTCATTCATATTGCATAGTTTAGATTAAGGTTTTACAAGCGAACCCAGTTTCTACTGGGTTTTTTTATACCCTAAAGCGTATAAATAAGAATAAATACGGATAATTATACCCTATTGGTAGTAATACTGCTTAAATTGACACATATTTAAACTATATAAGTCAAAAAAGCCTTTTTTTGATATACAATTCTATATCATTGATTGATAAAGTCCAGTTTTTTGATTGATAAACTGGACAAAGTAAACCTATAAGTTTACTATTAGAAAACTTTGTAAAGCTAAAACTTGACTTAATATGTGCCATATATTGCGTTTTTTGGTGCATATTTTCAACATAATTGCAAGTTTTGATAATAATATGCAACATATTGCTAAAATAATTAGCAAAATGAACCGAATAAAGCATCTAATCGGCTCAAATGTTAAAATTTTCTTAAATAGTAAAAAATAATTGTAGATAAGTTTGGTGGATAAGTTATGTGCATATATCTTTACTTCATAAACCAAAAAACAAACAATATGAAAACAATTACACAAAGAGAATTAAAAATGTTACTTAACATTTACAATGAACAAAATACTGATAGTTGTGGTAACTATACAGTAGAAACAAATGAAGAAAAAGGTTTAATAGGCTCTTTAGTTAAAAAGGGTTTAGTTTATGATTCTTACGAAGGAGATGTATTTAGCCCAAACTGGCAATTTAATACTTACTCTTTTTGTTGTACTAACGATGGCATTGAAGTACTAAATATTAATGGCTTTAATACATCAGATTTAAAACATTATTACGAGTTATATCAATAAAATAAAATAGGGGTGCGACTATTCAACGCACAATTTTAATAACCTTAAATCAAAAAACTATGAACTGGCAAACAACCATCTATTATGCCCAAGACGGCATCGACTATCAACAAATTTTAGAAGCACCACACATTCCAAGAGTAGGCGATAGTATTATTGCAAACTTTGGCAAAGGAGTACATCGCATTATGTTCACAGTAGAAAGCATTACTTTCTCAAACATGAGTTACTCAATTATTATCACATTAAAACCTTAACTATGAACCAGTATCAAAAAGACAGCATCAAGCCATTGTACGCATTTATTATTGTATTGGCGGCATTATTATTAACTGCTGCAATTGAAAACCTTTAAAACTAAAACTATGAACTTAATCTATCAAGGAAGACAACTAAAACTACATAAAAGAGCCGCTTGTTTGTTAGAACTTTTAAAGTCAGCACAAGCCAGACAAACAGTACATGAAAAAGACTTGGCAACTTGGCGAAGAGGCACAATGGATGACCCAATTCGTTTAATGCAACGAGAAGAGGATATCCTTATAAAGATTGCCAGAATGAACCAAGTGCAAAAGCGTATCTTAAAATCATATCATTTTTTAATATTGGATTTGTACGAAATCACTGAGGATTTTATGCTGCCAATTAACCTATTACATTTTTAGTTATGAGTTACATAGACAACAAAAGCTATTATATCAAAATGGTGCAAATACTGGAATTAGAAAATGAGATGCTTAGAAAACAAATTAAAGACTTAAAAACAAAAATTAATGAACTATTGGACACAACCTATAATGAAGGAAAAATCGGCTTTAAGGCAACAAATCGAGAAAGCGGAAACGATAATAAGTAAAGTTGCAGCGTTTTACGGAATGGCAAACTCTGATATTAGGGGTAAGTGTCGTAAAAAAGAATTTGTTAAAGCCAGATGGATTGCAATGTACTACATAAGGCAACAAACGGACTTTACTCTAAATACAATTGGAGATATGTTTGGGAGAGACCATACTACTGTAATACATGCTTTGGAAACAATCAAAGATATAATGACTTTGCATTACGAAACCGATTTAAAAGAGGATTTGATAAATATTAAAAGATTTATTTGATTTATTCACAAATTAGTTTTACTTTTAATTATTAAATAACAAAAAACCTATACTATGCAAGAATTACAACAGATTAGACCTACCTATGAACTTATTAACAAAGATAGTCTTTTGAGCCTATCAAATGAGTTGGCAAGTCTTATCAAAGAGAAAAAACTAAGTACGAACATTCAAGGCAAACAATTTGTAAATGTTGAAGGCTGGGGTTACGCTGGTGCGGCAATTGGATTGATTCCAATTATTACCGAAGTAAAAGACCTAAGCAAAGAAAACGAAACAAAATACTGGGCAACTTGTGAAGTGCGAAACATTGCAACTGGTCAAGTAGTATCAATTGGACATGCTATTTGTTCTAACAAGGAACGCACTAAAAGAACATTTGATGAGTACGCAATATGCTCAATGGCTCAAACCAGAGCAGAAGGTAAAGCTTATAGACTACTTTTAGGTTGGTTAATGAAAGCTGCCGGTTTTGAGGCTACTCCAGCTGAAGAGATGGACTTTAGCAAAGAACAAGCACCATATATTAAAAAGCACGAAAGCCAAGATAACTTAATAGTAGCTATTGATTTTTGCGAAAGTTTGACAGAGTTAAAGCAACTTTACGAACTAAATATAACTATGATACAAGATAACCAGTTAAACGAATTATTTACCAACGCAAAAAAGAACTTATAATGAATACTTTAGTAATTTTAGAAGGCTTAAGGGAAAATATTAAGTTTTGGCAGTACAAGTTTGACACTTGCAAACCACACGAGGCAAGAGAAATGCAACAAAAGGTACTTGGTGCTAAAGAGATGTTAAAAGAATTTAAAGTTAAATACATGCCACATTTATTAGTGCCACCAACGCCACCACAAAGACAAATCTCAGTTAGAATGTCTGACTGGACTGAAACATTTGAAGAATACTTAAACAATTAATTATGCCATTTTCAACATGCTGCGGAGCTTATACCGATATGCCAGAAATTGATTTATGCCCAGATTGTTTAGAGCATTGCGACTGGGAAGAAGAAGATGAAGAAGAACTTATAGAAGACCAAAAGACGGAAGACCAAATAAACGAATTACAAATTAATAAAAACAATTAAAATGAAAGTATTAAACATTTGTCAAGAAGACATTAAATGGAAACCAGTACAAACTAAATCTGGAGTAAAACATTACGCAAACATTGCAGTAGATTATCTTAAAGAACCAGACGATAAAGGAAATACAGTTACCGTTTGGAATAATCAAAGCCAAGAAGAACGAGCAGAAAAGAAGAAAAAAGAGTATTGCGGAAGAGGCAAAGAATATAAATTTGATGCTAAAAAAGAGTACGCAAACACTAACAAACAAGAACAAGAAGACCACGATAATATGCCATTTTAAAACATTAACAAAAATTTAACAACTATGAAAACTCAAAAAGAACAAATCAAAAAGTATCTATTAAGTAGAAAAACAATTACCCCTATTCAAGCATTAAATAAATTTGGTTGCTTTAGATTAGCAGCGGTTATTTACAAGCTAAAAGATGAAGGATTAAAAATTGTAACTGAAATAGAATACAATGGTAAAAAGCAATTTGCAAAGTATAGGTTAGTATAGTATATTTGTAACGGATGTAGGATATCCATTATTAAACTTATTGGCTCAAAGCTGAACCCCTAATCCTACTGGGGGGGATGCCGAGAGCCTTTTTATTTATGAAAAATAATAGTTTTTATTTTAGCCATGATTACAATGCGGCTAATGATACTAAGATTCTTTTTCTTAGGCATCAACTCGGGATGGAAGGTTACGGAATTTACTGGTTTCTCATTGAGCAATTAGCCAACGCTGGAGGTCGTTTACCTTTAGAATTAATTCCAGTTTTAACAATGCAAATGCAATCAACGGATGTTAAGGTTAATGGGGTAGTACACAATTTTGACCTATTTAAGATTGAACAAGGTGAGTTCTATTCCGAACGCTTAGAAGACCATTTACAACTTAGATTAAAGCTAAGTGAAAGCGGTAAAAATGGGGCGGCTAATAGGTGGGCTAATAGGGGGGCTATTGGGGAGGCTAATGCAAAGGAAAGGAAAGAAAAGGAAATAAAAGGAAAGGAAAACAAAGAAAATAAAACAAAGGAAATTAAAAGTAAGACACTCACGCTTTTTAGTGAAAGTATTTATAATGATATAAAAATATTTGAGTCAAGTTTTTTGGGTACTCAATATGAAGGTGCTAATTTTACCTACTATCACGAGGTTATAAAAAATTGGTCTGATTCTACTGGAAACAAAAAAAGGGATTGGATTGCCACCGCAAAAAATTGGATGGCAAAAGATATGACAAAAGGAACTTTTATTGACAAAAATTATAAGCCAAATGCAAATAATCAAACAAAATCAAGAGTTAGCCACGCTACCGAAGAACAGTTTATCCAAACTGCTTTTAAACGCAATGGCGGTTGGTAGTACTGGTGAGGTATTTAATCAAATGAGCCGTTACAAAGAAAAGGGAGAACCAAATCATTTAGCGGTTATGCAAAACATACCAAGAGACCAACGATTACCACAAATAGCTAAAATTTACGGAAACGATAAAATAGCAACTGTATTAGGTAAGCAGATAACCAGAACTCTTTTAAATTTTAATTTAAGGGTTGGAATGAATACAGAGCAGATTTATGATTTAAGTTTAGCTTTAATAGAAACGGCAGAAGAGGATAATTTAGCCATTGAGGATATCATGCTTTTTTTAGACGGACTACCTAAGTTTAAATATGGTAAAGTTTATGACCGTATGGATATGCCTACCTTCTTTGAAATGTTAGAGGTATATCGTGAACAAAGACATCAAGCGTTTGTTAAAATAATGGAGGAACGAGATGCCCAATATAAATCATACGGAGATAGCAACAGAATGTCAAACGATACTGACAAAGAAGCTAATCGTAACGCAATGCAACATTATTTAAAAAATATATCAAAATAATTGCCCAGCTTAAATTTATTAATTAACAAAAGGGTGTTGGTTATGTAACGGCTGGGCATTAAAACTTTAAACTATGAAATGGATAAAATTTATATTTATTAGTGTTCCGTTGGCACTAATTTTACTAACAACGGCAAATACTTATTTTGAAATAAAAAGATTTATAAAATGGCTAAAATAATTATCATAATACTTATTTGGGAGATGGTAAAAGAAATAATTAAAAGATTAATAGAACGAACATTATGATAGCAAGTGGAACAGAGAATGCAAGACCAATAAAAATGATTGACATTGAAACAAAAGAAGTAACCATATTTAAAAGCATAGCCTATGCAGTAAGAACGACTAAAGTTCCAGAATACTCAATTAGGCAAGGTTTAAGTCCTTTAAAAAAGAAACGATTTGAGGTAGATGGGCGAACTGTTGTTTTTCGTATACATAAACCCTAACTTTGCCTTATGGCATTAACTCCATTACCGAAACTATTAGAAAAGACACAAAAGGTCATAAACGCTTATGTTCGTAAAAGAGACGAAGGTTTGTCTTGTATATCTTGTGGCAGTTCTAATGCAAATCAAGCTGGGCATTACTTTCCAGTTAAAGGATATTCAGCTTTAAGGTTTAACGAATGGAATATCAACTTACAATGTGCTGGATGCAATATGTACAAACATGGCAACCAAGCTATGTACAGAATAGGATTAGTAAACAAGTTAGGAGAACAAGCAGTAAAAGGACTTGAAACAATAGCAACTAAAGTTAAGGTTTACAAATGGTCCAGAACAGAGTTAAACGAATTAATAGAAAAATATGGCGAAACAAAGTAGCAACGGCAAAGTCAGCTTCGGCAAAAGAAAAGCTGGTAAAGCAAAGAAATCCTATAACAAACACTCTCCTAAGCCAAAGGCTTACAGAGGACAAGGCAGATAGTATGAAAGACACATTCGCAAAAAGAGAATATAAATGCAAATGCGGTAGAATAACCGAAGACTATGTATGGCAGTCTTTGTTAGAGTTCCATAAAGTAGCGTGTTTTAAGTGCGGAAATGAACTAAGCATCGAAAGCCTAAAAGTCAAAGAAAAAACGCAATTGCCATCTATTAGAACTGACACAAAAAACAGATAATGGACATAAATCAAATTAGACCTAATCCAAATAATCCAAGAAAGATTAGCAAATCAGAGTTTGAAAGACTGGTTAAGTCAATACAAGAAGACCAAGATTTATTAGAAGCTAAACCCATAATCATTGATGAAAACAATGTAATTCTCGCTGGACATCAAAGATACAAGGCTTGTTTAGAATTAGGCATACAAGATGTACCAGTTAAGATAATGGCTAATTTATCTGAAAGAAAAAAGCAAAAGTTACTTGTAATTGACAATACTCATAACGGAGAATTTGACATGGACATACTGGCTAATGAGAATTGGGATTTACACGATTTAGCAGATTGGGGAGTTAATTTAGACTTCTTTATTCCAACCATAGAAGAGCCAGAAAAAATAGATAATACTAAGAAAGGAAAGGTTTGCCCGAATTGTGGCGTATCTTTGTAATTGATTAGAAATTGATTAGACAATATGGCAAACGAACAAAACTTAATCCCAGCTAAAAAAGGCGAGGTAAGAAATCCAAACGGTAAGACTAAGGGAATACAAAATAGCAAGACAAGACTTTTAAGATTACTTGAATTAGTACAAAAGAAGAAAAACCCAATAACTGGTGAAGAGGAGGAGTTTACAGTATTGGAGTTAATGGATATGCAGATGATTGCTAAGGCATTAAAGGGAGACCAACGAGCATACCAAGAAGTAATCGATAGATTAGAAGGTAAGCCTAAACAAGCAACTGAGGTAGAGGTAAGTGGAGGAATGAGTATTACTTGGGAAGAGAAAAAAACTTATGTAGGAAATACCGGAAGCCTATAATGGAACTGTCTATAAAACAAACAATAGCTTTAGATTTACTTGAAGATAAGACCACCAACGAGATACTTTTCGGAGGCGGTGCTGGTGGTGGCAAAACTGCATTAGGTTGTTACTGGCAGTTAAAGCAAAGGTTAAAATATCCTAATACAAGAGGCTTAATTGGTCGTGCGGTCCTAAAGACACTTAAAGAAACTACATTGGTTTCATTCTTTCAAGTAGCTAAATTACAAGGATTAGAAGCTGGTAAGCATTACAAGTATAATGGGCAAATGAGCCAAATAGAATTATTTAACGGCTCAGTAATTTTACTAAAAGACCTTTACGCTTATCCTTCCGACCCAAACTTTGATGAATTAGGTTCGTTAGAAATAACCGATGCATTTATAGATGAAGCCAACCAAATAGAAGATAAGGCACGAAATATTATCAAGTCAAGGATTAGATATCAGCTTGATGAAAACGAATTAATACCTAAAGTTCTTTACACTTGTAACCCAGCTAAGAACTGGACTTATTCGGAGTTTTATAAACCACAAGTAGATAACACGATTGCACCTAATAAACGCTTTGTAGCTTCGCTTATTGATGATAACCCATTTATCTCAAAGCATTACAAGGAAAACCTTTTAACATTAGATACAGTTTCAAAAGAAAGATTATTATTTGGTAACTGGGAATACTCAAATGACCCTTCAACATTAATAGATTATGATAAAATTCTTGATGCTTTTAATAGCGGCTATATTGCTACTGGTTTACGATATATTAGTTGTGATGTTGCTCGTTTTGGTAGCGACAGTACTGTTATTGGCATCTGGGATGGCTTTCGGGTTAAACTACATCAGTATCAAGGTAAGTCAGTTGTTGAAGTGGCTGAAATCATAAAACAATACCAAGCAGAGTTCCAAATACCTAATTCTCAAGTAGTGGTGGATTCCGATGGTGTTGGCGGTGGAGTTGCTGATATGATTCAAGGTTGCAAAAACTTTGTCAATAATAGTTCTCCATTAGAAAACCCAGTAACAAGACAAAAAGAAAACTTTGATAATCTTAAGTCGCAATGTTATTACAAATTAGCAGAGTTTATAAACGACAACAAGATATACATAAACGCAAATGGAACAATCAAAGAAAAGATAGTACAAGAGTTAGAGCAAGTGAAACAAAAGTCAGTAGATAACGATGGTAAAAAAGGAATAATACCTAAAGACAAAGTCAAAGCATTGATAGGTCGTTCTCCAGACTTTAGCGACTGCCTTGCTATGAGGATGGTTTTTGAATATACTCCTAAATTTCAAGTAAGCGTATTCTAATATAAAATCTTTAACTTTGACTAAAATATACACAAATGGGATTATTTGACTTCTTGAAGAAAAGACAGAAGCTAAACACTATTTTACCTAACATACCTTTTAACGGACAAGTAGCAATACAACAAGGCATTGTAACTTGGCAAGGTGGTGATAATATTAGTTTTGTTAGGGAAGGCTATCAAGCTAATGATATTGTTTATTCAATTGTAAAATTAATTACTGATAAAGCAAAGATTGCCCCTTGGCATGTTTACAAAGTAGTAGATGAAGTTTCAGCTAAGAAATATAAGGCTTTAATGAGTCAACCAGATAAGATTGAAAACTGGAAAGAAGTACATAAGCTACATAAGAAAGCATTTGAAATTTATGAAGGTGATTCAAGATTAAATGAATTGCTTAAATATCCAAACCAAGAGGACACATGGGGTGATTTAATTGAGGCATGGGCTGGTTTTAAATTAGTTACCGGTAACTCTTTTGTGTATGCTAAAATGATTGAAGGCGGAGCAAATACTGGCAAACCTTATGAATTGTTTGTATTGCCGTCTCAGTATATGTATATCATAGCTAATACAATGGAGTTTCCTCCAACGATAGCTGGTTATCAATTAAACTATGGTCCTTTATGGGATTTTAGCAAACAAGAAATATTACAAGACAAATACTTTAACCCACAATGGAATACTACTGGAAATCAATTGTATGGTCAATCTCCGTTAATGGCTGCTGCGAGAAACTTAACTCGTTCGAACGAAGCCAAGACTGCTGCGGTTGCATCTTTCCAGAATGGAGGTCCAGCTGGAGTTCTTTTTATGAACGATGATAGATTCGACCCAATAAGCGGAAATCAACAAGCACAAGCATTAAAAAGAGCAGTAAGTGAGAAAGGCGGAGCAACTAACTTTAATTCAATTGCAGTTAGTGGTTATAAAGTAGATTGGAAACAAATAGGATTAAGTCCGGTAGAACTTGATATTATTGAGAGTGAAAAGTGGGACATGAAAGCACTTTGCAATATTTACGGAGTACCGGCACAATTATTAAACGATAGCGAGAATAAGACATACAATAACCAAAGAGAAGGCGAAAAGGCTTTAACTTTAAGATGTGCTTTACCTTTATTGACTGGTATGAGAGATAACATCAACAGAAAGCTACATTCTGATTGGGGTTATAAAGGAACAAGTATTTATGTTGATTTTGACGCATCTATCTATGGAGAACTTGAAGCTAATAAAACAGAACAAGTAGACTGGCTTGATAAAGCGTGGTGGATTGCTCCAAAACAAAAAATGGATATTATGGGATTAGAAATTCCAGAATATATTGACCAAACTGAAATGGAAAAACTTTATATCCCAAGTTCTTTGCAGCCAGTAGATGACTTTCAACCATTAAATTTACCAAATGAATAATTACGCAGAAAAATTTATTAAATTATCAAAATATTTAATAGAGGAAATAAAAAAGACAACTGGTATTAACAAAGCTGGTAACACTTTTGCTAATGCTAAAGTAGATGCTGGTAAAGTAAAAGAACCACAATCTTGGACTCCGCCAACAATGGACCAAGAGAATAAGTTTATTGAGGAGAACGGATGGGCGGCTTATGGCAAATGGCATTTAGGTATTGACGCAAATGCTGACCCAGAAACTAAAGCACATTGGCATTATATTTATACAAGTGATTTTGAGAATGTAGATAGAGCCGGATTAATTGCAATAAGACAAAGAGCCGGACAACAAAAGCAAACCGATGTATTTAATGCAGCTGGTAAGTTATTAGAGAAAATTGACGCTTAAATGATTTGGCAAGATTATAGAAAACTTTATGCAAATGCATTAAAGACCTATTCGCCTAAGTTCAAAAAAGAACTACAAAAGCAAGTAGATACTTATTGCCGTACACGAGATTACGATGCAATAAGTGATAAAGCCTTAAAAAAGACCATTAAGCAGCTTCATGTATCATTAGGTACTAAGATGGCTCTTAAAGCTGAGAAAGATGTTAAAAAGCTATCTAAAGGGCATATAGGACCATTTGAGGGCAAGTCAGCAAAGACTGATTTATTTTCTTATGTTATTTTGCAATACTTAGAAAGACAAGGCTTAGATAAATTAGCAGCAGATATTACAGATACAACAAAAGAGCAAATAAGAAGGTATCTTATGCAAGGTGCGGAGCAAGGTTTAAGCTATGCTGAAATGATACCTTTACTAAGACAATCTGGAATTACAGATTATAGAGCCGAATTAATAGCAAGAACAGAAACATCAAGAGCAGCTAATGCTGGGTCAATGGTAGGTGCTTTATCTACTGGATTAGTTACTGTTAAAGAATGGATAGCAACAAAAGACAATAGAACTCGTAGAATACCAAGAGATAGTGCGGACCATTTACACATGGATGGAGTACAAGTTCCAATAGATACAAAGTTCCAAGTAGACGGTAAAGGCTTTATAGATTTTATGTTACATCCCGGAGATTCAACGGCACATGCAGCTAATGTTTGTAATTGTAGATGCACATTAGGATATGAGGCAGTAAGAGGGGTTGATGGTAAATTATTAAAATTAGAAAACAATCCACCAAAAGGTGATGCTGGAGTTATTTGGGGTTTGCTTGGAAATGTATTAGGAATGACAATTGGTAATCTTGTAGCGGAAGCGTTGCAATAATAAAAAATATAATAACTTTGTTTTATGAGTAAAATTGAACAAAAGGGATATGATGAAATGTTATTAGACATAGTCCCAGAAACAAGAACAGTTAAAGCGTGTTGGTCTCGCATTGGTAATGTAGATTTAGACGGTGATATTATCGTTGCTGAAGCGTTTACTAAAACAATTAAAGAAAGAGGACCAGCTGGGAAAAATATGATTTGGTCTTTAGTTGACCACAAAGCAGATATGGCTCATACTTTAGGTAAGCCTAAAGAATTGTACATTGAAGGCGACATGCTTGTAGCAGTTACAGATTTAATTGAGACTGAGTGTGGCGAAGATGCAATCAAATTGTATGAAGCTGGTTTAATCAATCAACACTCAATAGGTTTTACTACATTAAAAAGCACAGTTGACCAAAAGACTGGAGTGAGAACAATTACAGAATTAAAACTGTATGAAGGTTCAGCGGTTCTATGGGGTGCTAATCCAGAAACTCCAACTTTAGGTTTTAAAGGTGAGTTCAAGGAGAACAAAGAAACATTATCTTTGCGTTTAGAAAACTTGATTAAGGCATTTAGAGGTGGCACTTTTACTGATGACACTTTTGCTTTAATGGAGATTCAAATAAAACAAATACAAGCTGCATTATTAGAACTTGAAATTGTAGAAACTATCACTCAACCCGAGCCATCAGTTGAGCCGACCGAAACAGTAGTAGAGGAAAAAAGTAATGAAGAAGTATTAAAAGCAATCAAACAATTTAACAATCTATTTAAAAAGTAAAAATGGAAAATTTAATTAACGAAATGGCAGAGAACCTTAAAGGTTTTCAAGCTAATGCAGAAGCTCAAATTAAAGAAGTAGCTGCATCTGTAACTGTTGTAAAAGATGAGTTACAAAAACAAATCGATTCTCAATTAGCTGCTCAAAAGAAAGCTGCTAAGAAAGAAGTAAAGCACATTGATGAAGTTATAATGGAGAAATTAGACGGTAATTTCGATGCAATGGAAAAATCTTTAAAGTCTAACGGTAAATATCGTTTAGATTTATCTGATGTTAAGACAATGACTTTAAGTGGTAACTTAACTGGTGATGCTCAAGCATCTTATGCTCCAAACCCAGCTATCCAACCAGCACAAAGCATCAACTTTAGAGATTTAATCCCTACTGTTAGAAGCGAAAGCGGTTTGTATGTTTACTATCGTGAGAATAGCGGTTTGACTAACAACATTGCTGCTCAAACAGAAGGTAACAATAAAGGTGAGAACAACTACTCTTTAACTGAAGTTAAAGTTGTAAACGACTACTTAGCTGGTTTCTCAACTTTCTCTAAGCAAATGTTAAAGTCTTTACCTTTCATGACTCAAACATTACCAAGAATGTTACAAAGAGATTTCTTCAAAGCTGAGAACGCTGCGTTTTTCTCTACTGTATCTGGTGCTGCAACTGGTTCTACTACAACTGCGGAAACTAACGATTTATTACAATTGATTGATTACATCGGTAACCAAAAGACTGCAAACTTCGTTCCTTCTTATGCTTTAGTAAGCCAAACTCAAATGGGTCGTTTATTGAAAGCTACTGTTGCTGCTGGTTACTATGCTGGTAACGGTTCTGTAATCGTTTCTCCTAACGGTGGTATCACTATATGGGGTGTACCAGTAGTATCTGCATCTTGGGTAACTGATGACAAAGTATTAATCTTTGATTCTTCTTACTTAGAGAGAGTAGAAGTTGAAGGTTTAGCTATCGAGTTCTCTTATGAGAATGGCGAAAACTTCCAAAAGAACTTAGTAACAGCTCGTATTGAGTGTTACGAAGACATCAACTTAATGTTGACTACTTCAGCTATCTATGCTGATATGGGTAATGTTGCATAATAATAACCTATATAAAATAAAGACCCCATCTTAACCGGTGGGGTTTTTTATTATAATTAATGTAAATTTGTAAAAAATGGGATATGTACACATTTATAAATGATTATCAATTTTCTAATAATACTCCAGTAACAGAGCCAGTTACACTTGCTGAAGCTAAATTGTATTGCAGAGTAAGTACAACTACTGAAGATGCATTAATAGAAACAATGATTACTCAAGCAAGAGAGGCTATTGAATTAGCAACTAATTTAAGTTTGATACCTCGCCAAGTAGAAGTATGGTTTAACAATCAAGGCGGTTTTTTTCAATTGCCTTTTGGACCAGTTACTTATTTGCTTTCTGTCTATGATAACAATGGAAACGAAATAACTGGTAATGAATTAAGAGTAGTAGGTGGTGCTTATCCTAAAATAAATTTTCCTACTCAAGCTGACATGAGAGCAGTTTATAACGCTGGATTTGATTGCTTACCAAAAGACCTTAAAATAGCTATCTTAGACCAAGTAAGCTATGATTACGAGAACAGAGGTTTAGATTCAAATTCTGGTATTTGTGAGAAAACATGGAGAGCATGTCAAAGATGGTCTAAAACTTCGCCAATATTATAATATGAAATTAGGTAAAGCAAAAACGGATTATGTAGATGCCAATTCAATGACACGCCAAGTGTTATTATACGCACCAACTCGCACAAGTGATGGACAAGGTGGGTATACTACCACATTTGCCCTACAAAGCACTGTTTGGGGCGATTTAAGACCAGATAATAAGGTAAGGAATATAGGAGAGTCGGAATTGCAATTTGACCAAAGAATGAGGCTTTATATTCGTTATGGAGTTGCTATTACTGATACCTATGAAGTTGAGGTAGAAGGTTCAAGATACACAATACATTCAGTAAAGGATGTAGAAAACCAGCATAGATTTTACGAACTTGTAATTTATAGATAATGGGTTTTTCAGTAAACTTACAAGGTATTAAAGAAGTTGAGGATGCTCTTAAGAATTTAGATGTATCATTAAAAAAAGATGTATCAGATGAGATTAACGCTTCAGCTTTAAAAATACAATCAGATGCTAAAAAACTTGCACCAGTAAATTTTGGGCAATTAAGAAATGGCATCAAATTAGAAAAAAATAGTGATTTAACATTTACTGTAAATTCATCTGCAAGTTATAGTCCATATATTGAATTTGGAACTGGTGGTAAGGTAAGCGTTCCAGCAGACTTTCAAGCATATGCTCAGACATTTAAAGGTGGCAAAGGTGGAAAGTTTAAGGATATGGTTGAAGCATTAACTTTGTGGGTCAAAAGAAAAGGAATAGGAAACGGCAAAAATGAAAAAGGTTTAGCCTATATAATAGCATTAAATATATTGCGTAAAGGTATAAGACCTCAACCTTTTTTAATTCCAGCCTATGAACAAGAAAAGCCTAAATTAATTAAAAGATTAAAAGAATTGTTAAATGCTTAATCCTAATATTGAAATAAAGAAATGGTTTTATACCAACTTAACAAGTGCAAGTGGTTTAACTGTTTACGATGGTATTGCACCAGATGGGTCTGGGAATGAATATATCGTAATGGAAGGTAGAACATCAAGTCAAGAACAAGGTAAAGCTGGGTATACAAACTCTATTAGTATAGATGTTGACATTGTTACAAAAAATGCTAACTTTGGCTATAAACGAGCTGAAGAAATTAGCAATTTGGTTTTAACTGCTATTAATTCAGATACTAATATAACATTGGCAAATGGCTTTTATAGTTCAACGCTATATGTTCAAAGTATCAGAAACTTAGATGGAATAAACCCAATTGATAATGTCTTTAGAACGATAATAACATATAACATAACAATAACTCAAAATTAAATAAAATGGCAGAAACTAAAGTATCAGCAAGGGATTATATCCTTTTAGCAGACATAGACAACGATGGAACATATAAGCCAGTTGCTTGTCTTACAACTAACTCATTAACATCAACTTTAAATGTAATTGATGCAACTTCAAAATGTGGAGACCAATTCCAAGCTGGTCCTTCATTTACGCAATCTTTTAGAGCAGAAGGTTTTGCAATTGACGAAACTGGAACTCCAGCAAAAGATAGTTACCAACAATTATATACTGCTCACGCTGCAAGAACAACATTTGCAATGAAGATGGGTAAGGCTACTCCAGCTGCTGGGGATATTACTTATTCTGGAACAGTATTTATCTCTGCTTTTGATGTAAACGCAGCTGATAAAGATGATGTTAAATTTACTGCGACTTTCACAGTAGCTTTACCTCCATTAACTCAAACTGAAACTGTATAATAACCTATGTTCGAACTAAAACTAAACAACAAAACAATAAAATTAAAATGGGGAACTTGGGCAATGCGAGAATTTTGCAATGCAAAAGGTATAACCATTGACAAGTACTTTGATTTATTAAGCAAATCGCACTACGACATAGACAATATTGTCAAATTAGTACATATAGGATATATGGCGGCTTGTGTAAGTAATAAAGAAGAAATCATTTTTAATGAAAATGATGCTTGTGATTGGATTGACGAATTAGGCTCAATTTTTGTTTCTGAAGGTCCATTGGTTGATTATCTAAAATATATAGTTAATACAACAATTGTTTCTGTACAAGGGAAACCTAAAGAAGAAGAAAAAAAAAAGTCTAATAAAGCTAAACTGGGATGATATTTTAGTTAAGGCTGCTGAATGTAATATACGCCCAAGCGAGTTTTGGGAGATGACTTGGAAGGACTTTTCAATAATTGTTATGGGGAAGGAAGGCCAAGAATTAAACGAATGGGCGAGGACACGAAACCTCGCCTATATTGTATATCTAAGTAGCACTGCTGAAAAATCTCCTAAATCGTTAAAATCTTTTTGGCACATTCCAGAAATTGATGATAACGAACCAAATGAGGAAAAGGTAATGCTAACAGATGACCAATTAGCAAGGACTTTAAAAATGTATGGAGTAAATAAATAAAGATGGCACAAGAAACGCTTAAAATTACGATTACCGCTGATAATAAAGAAGCGATAACTAATATAAATCAAACAATTACTTCAACTAATAATTTAGGTAATTCTTTAGGCAAATTACCTCAAGCAAGTGGTGCGGCAACTCAATCTTTAGTAAACTTATCAAGAGTAGCACAAGATGCTCCATATGGATTTATTGGTATAGCGAATAACTTAAACCCATTATTAGAATCATTCCAAAGATTATCTGAACAATCAAAAAAGGCTGGTACATCTTTATCAAAAGAATTGGGAGCAGCTTTAACTGGTCCAGCTGGTATTGGTTTAGCCTTAGGCGTTGTGTCTGCTTTGCTTATTAGATTTGGTGATGATATAAGTGATTTTATTACGAATAAATTATCTGGATTAGGTGATGCTTTTAATAAAGAAAATCAATTATTACAAAAAAGTTCTGAATCTTATGTTAAGGCATCAACTGATATAACAAAACTTAAAGATAGTTTTGATGATTATCAAAATGGCTTAGTTACAAAAGATAAGTTTTTAAAAGAGTTTAATTCTACATTAGGTGATACAATAAAAGAAACTAATGATTTAGCTACTGCGGAAAAGTTTTTAACAAGCTATTCTGATACATATGTTCAAATGACATTTAAAAAGTCAGTAGCAAATTTAGCAGCAGCAGAAGCGGCAAAAAAACAAATTGAATTAGAATTATTAAAAAATAAGCCAGTAACTCCAGAAACTGGTTCATATTTAGCGGCAATATTTGGTAACCCAGCATTAATTGGGGTTTCAGCAGCAGAATCAAAATTAGCTTTACAAAATGGGTTAAATGACCAAATTGGAATATTTGACCAAATTAGAAAAAGATATACTGAAGAATCAAATAAATTACAAACGGCTTTAGCTAATGTATTTGGAGCAGCAGATATCTCAAGACCAGATAAAAAACCAAAAAAATCTAAATTAAAGTTTGAAGATGTTTCTTTATACGATGCAGACATTGAAAAACAAATAAGAGAAGAAAATAAAAAGTTAGGCTTATATCAAGAAGGTTATAAAAATATATTAGGAGATACATTTGGTAAAAAAGATAAACCACAAAGCAAATTATCTTTTCAAGGTGGAATGGAGGAAATGGATAAATTCTTTGAAGATAATAAAAAGAATTTTGATGATATGAATGAAAAAGCATTAAGATTTGCTGATACTGTTTCTACCACTATTACTAATTCAATTTTGGGCATGTGGGATGCTTTACAACAAGGAACTCCAGTTTTAGAAGCGTTAGGAAATATGTTTATGGATTTAGCTAAGCAAATTGCTGCTGCTGCAATCAAGGCTGCAATTTTTACTGCCATATTAAATATTATTCCGGGTTTTGGTGGTGCAGCTTCTGCTGGTGGATTTAGTGGTATTTTTAAAGGATTATTAGGACTTGCAGAAGGTGGAGTTGTAACAAGACCAACTCTTGCAATGGTAGGAGAGGGTAACGAAAGCGAAGCGGTTATGCCATTAAGTAAATTAAGCGGAATGCTTCAAACTACTTTTAGTGCTGGTTCAATGGCATCAAGAGGCGGTGGTGGTACTGGAGAGTTTATTTTAAGAGGAAGTGATTTAGTATTGGCAACTCAAAGAGCAAACAATAATTTAAAATTTAGACGAGGCTAATGGCATACGGACAAAAATACCAAGCTACATTTGCAACAAGAGCAGATAAAAATGTCTTGCTTAAAATATATCAAGATGGGTATGTTGGCTCTGTAATTACATTACAAGGGATAGATGTAAGTTTACAATACTTGCCTACTTCCGATGACCCATTTGAGCCTATATTTTCAAGTCAATTAAATATATCATTAGATTTTACAGATGAGTTAAATAATATTATTGATTTTACAAATATTAATGATAGATACAACTTTGTAGAATTATATATAAATGGTGTTAAAAACTGGGTTGGTTTTATTATTAGTGATAATGTACAAATAACTTATTCTACTGGTAATAAAATATTATTCTTTAACGCTACCGATGGTTTAGCAATGTTAAAGTATATTCCTTATCAACCAGAGAGTACATGGGGCGGAGTAAATCAATCGGTAGAACTTACAAGAGTTATGAGAACTGCATTAGCACAAGTTCAATTAAAAGATAACTTGAACTATATAACAATGTGTTCTTATTATGCAACTGGTATGTCTAATAGAAGCGTTAACTCTTGGAGAGATACATTTGTTCAAACATATATAAATTACAGAGCATTCTTAAAGGATGAATACAATTTTATGTCAGCTTACGATGTGTTATACAATATAGCAAAATCGTTCGGATGTAGAATATTCCAAGCAAAGGGAAAGTGGTGGATTGTTTCTATTAATGAATTTGCAGATACAAACGCATACTATACAGAATACAACGGTAATACTGGATTAAGAGTAGACAATGGAGACGGGAATAGAATTAATACATCAAGCATAATAGAGGCATACGAAAACAATACAAGTGATTTGTTTTTTATTAATAATAGCCAATTTAAGTTATTAAAGAAAGGATTTTATAAGATTATTGCAAATGGTGATATAACAATATCAAAAAACTATATTAGTAATGGAGACTTGCAATTAAATGATGGAACAGATGCTACATTCTGGGTAAGAAATGCAAGTGGAGGTTCATCTGTATCATTACAAAGAAATACAACATTTGATTATTATTATTTTGAATTATTGCATGTTGGAACTCCGGGTGCTGACTTATGTTCTGTTGAAATAGTGGATTATTCAAGACCTTATGTTTCTATCAATGATACATTAAAAGTAAACATATTAATAGGTGCACCATCAACTACTGATGTTATAGGTAATATAGAAATAAGTATAGTAGGTACAAGTTCAACATATTATTTAAACAATAGCAAAGAATGGGTTACAAGTCCATCAAATTATGCAGTTTATAATCCTAAAACTACTGGAGCTGCTGAGGAATTTACATTAAATTTAACTACTGCTCCTTTCCCTATTGATGGTGTAATGAGTTTTAAATATACTTTAGGTGATGGTGCGGTTAACTTTGTTACACTTACAAATTTTGTATTACAGATTAAATCTATTTTATCTGATTATAATTTGACTGGTACAATTATAGAAACTGAGCAATATTCTAATACAGTAGAGTTTCCTTATGGAAATAACGGCTCTGTTGATTATTACCCAAGTGCTAATGGTTCTTTGCTATTAAGTAATAACTCAATTGCAACTGGTTGGTATAGATATGGCATAGATTCTCCTAATGCTTTTGCTACAATGTCTGAATTATTAGTGCAACAGTATATTAATATTTATGGTCAAAACATCATAAATATAGATTGTGAATTGAGCAGTTTTTATACTGCAAATGCGACATATCCAGCTTTTGATGCATCTAAACTATTATTTGCTGATGATACAGACCCAGCGAGTATTAATGTTAGCACAAAATCTTATATGTTAGGAAATTCTACTATAAATTACCCAAGCAATCAAATACAATCAACTTTATTACAAATTAGTAATGAGGAAATTGAATGTACAAGAGTAAATATATATGGTACTCAATCAAGTAGCTTTTAATAAATAAATTAACTTTGAGTTATGGCAGTAATAGGAAATAATATCATACTATATAAAAGGAACACATCGGTTGACCCTTATGAAGATATACCGTTTGCATGTTCTACTAATTGTACATTCAGCGTAAATGTCGAGCAATTAGAGGTTACATCTCAAAGTAGTGCTTGGTTTAGAGAATATAAAAACGATGTAGCAAGTTGGCAAGTTACTTGTGAAGGTTTAGTAGCATTGAACAACGAATATAACTATTTAGCATTATTAGATTTACAATTAGACAGAACTCCTATAATTATTGATTTTGCAATTGATAATGGGGTTGACGGATTAGTAGTTATTAGTGGTACTTGCAATCTAACAAGTTTACAATTAAACGCACCTTATAAAGATGTGGCGACATATAGCGTAACACTTCAAGGTAGCGGTGCTTATGGAGTTGCTGGTACGCAAATAACTCCGGGCGGTGTAATTATTAGAGAGGGTCAAGTTTACAATAAACAATATACTGCGACTGGTGGAGAAACTACAATCACTTGGACAGATATGATTGGTAAAGAGTGCCTTTATGTATCAAGAGGCGGAATAGATGTAAGAGATATTATCACAAGCGGTTCTCCTTCAAGTGAGCAAGTAAAATTTAATACATTAACTGGAGTTGTAACATTTGGAAGAGCATTAGAAGCTGATGAATTTGTAAGAGGTTTATTTAATTAATTATGGCACATCAATTACAAGTAACTGGGTCTGCAAGTCTTGCCTTTATGGGTGGTTCTGGTAATGTAATTACTGGAGCAGATAATTTAGGAGACTTATTTAAAATATCTATTGGAAGCGGTTTAACTTTAACTGGTACAACTTTATCTGCATCTGGAGGCACTGCTTTGACATTGACCACAACCGGTACAAGTGGTGCGGCAACTTATAATAGTGGTACTGGAGTTTTGAATATTCCAATTTATTCAAGTGGTTCTGGTGCGGTTTCTTCTGTTTTTGGTCGTACTGGAGCAGTAGTAGCAGTTAGTGGTGATTACAATACAGATTTAGTTACTGAGGGTTCAACAAATTTATATTACACAAATACAAGAGCAAGGGCAGCATTTAGTGCCAATGTTGGTTCTGCTTTGACTTATAATAGTTCAACTGGTAGATATACTTTATTAGCGGCAGATAGTGGAACGGCTGGATATTTAACGGCTGCTGATTATAACTATTTTGCTGCAAAACAAGCATCTTTAGGAACTGGTACAACCTCACAATATTTGAGAGGTGATTTAGTATGGTCAACTCCTCCTGCACCATCTTTGAATGATTTATCAAATGTAAGCATAACAAGTCCGTCTAATGGTCAATTATTAAGATATCAAACTGGTACATGGATTAACTTTACTCCTACTTATGTAGCAGCTGGTTATTTTTCGGCTACTGCTCCTTTAGCATATAATAGCGGAACTGGGGTATTTAGCATTAGTCAAGCTGGGTCTGGTTCAAATGGTTATTTATCAAGTACAGATTTTAATACATTTAACGGTAAGCAAAACCAACTAAATGGAACTGGCTTTGTAAAAGTTAGTGGTACAAGCGTATCATATGACAATAGTACATATTTAACGACTTCATCTGCTGCAAGTACATACTTACCCTTAACTGGGGGTACATTATCTGGTACTTTGACGGCTACCGGTTTCTTTGAGTCATCAGATAAACGCCTTAAAAAGCAAATAGAGGCTAATTACGCCCCTAAAAGCGTTCAAGATATACAAACATACCTTTACGAGAAAGACGGAAAAATTGAGGCTGGATATTACGCACAAGAGGTACAAGAGATTATGCCTTATGCAGTAACCGAAGGTAAAGACGGTTTTTTAGCGGTTGCATACAATCAAGTTTTAGTAGCTAAGGTTCAATATTTAGAAAATGAATTAAAAGCATTAAAGAATGAGTTGGGCAAGTATAGCAAGTAATCAATGTATAAGCTGGGATAACTTAAAAGATGCAGTTACTACTGGCGTGTTTATGGGAGCAGAGGCGGCAGTTCCTCCGGGTTCAAAACAGATAACAAGAGCCGAAGCCGAGCAGTATGTAGTTATAAACGCAATCACATCAAAAGCAACAAATCAGTTACCAGTAAAATCTGACTTAGTAGCTAAGACTGGCGTTTACAAATGGAATATATCTGATAATGGAGAAACCGTTTTCGTTGATGCTTGTGCTTTGTTTTTAGATGTTACAACAATAGCTTGGACAAATACGGCTACTCCAGTTGCCGGTACAACATTTTATGCAGATTATAATTTTACTACTATATTCCCAATGAGTGGATATACTGGAGCATTTTTACATTACAGAGCATTTGGCAATACTGGTGCTGGGTTTAGAGCCAGATTTAACTTAACTTCTTCTACAATAAATAACTTACCAGTAGCTTGTTAGCATATAGACTTAAATTAGTAAATTTGTAAAAATATCTTTTTTATGTCTTGTAATAATAGTGCTGACTTAAGACCAGCAACATATAATATCCAAATTTGGAAAGATGATAACTGGGCTCAAACATTTGCTTTATTTGCAAACGAGGTAGCTATCAATTTGACTGGTGCTTATTGTGAAATTCAAATTAGACCAAGCATAAAGTCTACTACTGTTTCTGCAACTTTAGATAGTGATGGAAACGGCATTACAATTGGTGGGGTAAATAATAACTTAATTACGATTGATTTTCCTATAACAATTGATGCTGGAAATTATGTTTATGATATGACAGTAGTATTCCCAGACGACTTTACTAAAACTTATATTTGGGGAACATTCGTAGTTTATCAAGATATAACACAAATCTAATGAGTACAGAAATAACAATACAACAAGACCAAATAGACATTAATGTAGACACAACGGTAATAACTATTGAAGCTCCGCAAGGTGGTTATCCTTTACCTAATAATGTTTATTCAGTATTTGGTAGGGTTGGTAATGTAGTAGCACAAGAAGGAGACTACAATTTAACACAATTGGGTGATGTTACAATTACTGGTCCGTTAACTGGTCAATCTTTAATATACAACGGAACAAGATGGGTAAATAGTACAGAGACATATACTGGTACTGTTACTTCGGTTGCAATGACTACTCCTACTGGATTAACTGTAACTGGTAGTCCTATTACTACTTCTGGTACTTTAGCATTAGCTTTAGCGAGTGGATATGTAATACCAACACAGGCTCAATTAGATGCAAAACAAGACGATTTAAACGGTACTGGAATAGTTAAGTCAACTGCTGGTGTAATTTCTTATTTAACAGATAATACGGCTAATTGGGATACTGCGTATTCTCGTAGCTTAACTTCAGCGGCAGTTACTGGTACTACTACAAAAACTTTAACATTAAATGAGCAAGGTGGCGGAACAATTACTGCTACTTGGTCAGATTACGATACTGCTCCAGTTACTTCTGTATTTGGTAGAACTGGTGCGATTACTGCTCAATCTGGAGACTATACAACATTGTTAGTTACAGAAAACACTAACTTATATTTTACCAACCAAAGAGCAAGATTTGCAATAAGCGGAGATTCTAACTCTGGTGTGGTATATTCAAATACAACTGGTATTATTGCTTTAGACGATATACCAAATACAAGTCTTTTGCATGATTCAATGACCATTAATGGTTATTTAACTGCATTAGGTGGAACAGTAACTTTAACTACAAGTGATGTAGCTGAAGGCACAAACCTATATTACACTCAAGCAAGATTTAACTCTGCTTTTGCTGCTAAGACTACAACAGATTTAACGGAGGGTACTAACTTATATTTTACAACGGCAAGAGCACAAGCGGCTATAACTGGTACTGCTCCTATTAGCGTGGCAAGTGGTAATGTTACTATTAGTCAAGCTGGTACTGCTGGGAATGGTTACTTAAGTTCTACTGATTGGAATACTTTTAACAATAAGCAAAACGCATTAACATTAACCGTAACTGGTAACAATGGTTCTGCTACATTAGTTGGTGCTACTTTAAATATTCCTACATATACTTTAGCTGGATTGGGCGGTATTAGCTTAACTGGCTTAAGTGCTTCTTCTCCTTTACTATATGATAACACAACTGGTACTTTTAGCATACAAGTTGCAAATGCGTCTCAAAATGGTTATTTGTCAAGTTCTGATTGGTCTACTTTTAATTCTAAACAAGCTGCGTTAAATGGTACTGGTTTTGTTAAGATTAGCGGTACAACAATTAGCTATGATAACTCAACATATTTAACAACTATTGAAGGTATAGCAGCTGGTGGTGAATTAAGCGGAACATACGCATCACCATCTTTAGTAAACTCTGCGGTTACTGGTAAAGTATTAACTGGAGTAAACATAACTGGAGGTACAATACAAGCAACAGATTCTATCTTAACTGCTTTTGGTAAAATACAAAATCAAATAAATAGTTTAATTGGTGGGTCAATTTATAAAGGAACATGGAATGCATCTACAAATACTCCAGCATTAGCAAGTGGTGTAGGTACAACTGGTTGGTATTACATCGTAAATGTTGCTGGTTCTACAAACTTAGATGGTATTACTGATTGGAATATCGGAGACTGGGCAATTTTTGACGGTACGGCTTGGCAACAAGTAGACAATACTGATGCAGTTGTAAGTGTAAACGGATTTACTGGTGCGGTTTCTTTGACTACATCAAACATAAACGAAGGCACAAATCTTTATTATACAGATGCAAGAGCAAGAGGAGTTTTAAGTGCTGGGACTGGCATTAGTTACAACTCTACAACTGGAGTTATTACAAATAGTGCACCAGACCAAACAGTAAGTTTATCTGGTGGTACTGGTATATCTACAAGCGGTGCTTATCCTAACTTTACAATAACAAATACTGCTCCAGACCAAACTGTTTCTTTAACTGGTGCTGGTACAACATCAATAAGCGGAACTTATCCAAACTTTACTATCACAAGTAATGACCAATATACTGGAACTGTTACAAGTGTTGGAATTACAGAGTCAAGTGCTGCTTTAACAATAACTGGAAGTCCAGTTACTACAAGTGGAAACATTAACATCGGATTTGCTGGTAATAGCGGTCAGTATGTAGCGGGTGATGGCTCTTTGGTAACTTTCCCAACGATTGGTCAAGCAAGTAAATTAATTACTGAAGTTTACAACGAAACTGGTGCAACTTTAACTAAAGGAACTGTTGTATATATTAACGGAGGTCATGGCAACTTACCAACTGTAACTAAGGCATTGGCTACAAGTGATGCAACAAGTGCTCAAACATATGGTGTCATTCAAGGAGACATAACTAATAACAATAATGGATATGTGGTTGTAATTGGTGCTTTGACTGACTTGAACACATCTGCTTATTCGGATGGAACTCAATTGTATTTAAGTTCAACAACGGCTGGTGCTTACACAAGTACAAAGCAATATGCTCCAGCACATTTAGTTTATGTAGGCATTGTAACTCGTGCTCATCCAACTCAAGGTGTTATTGAAGTAAGAATCCAAAACGGATATGAGTTAGATGAATTACACAATGTATCTGCTCAAAGTCCTAATAACGGAGACATCTTACAATATGTATCAAGTACAAGTTTATGGACAAGCGTAGCTGGTACAACATCTAATATTGCAGAAGGTTCAAACTTATACTATACAGATGCTCGTGCAAGAGGTGCAATTAGTTTAACAACTACTGGCAACAACGGAGCATCAACATACAATAGCACAACTGGTGTTTTAAATGTTCCTACTTATACCTTAGCTGGTTTAGGTGGTATCAACTTAACATCTTTAAGTGCTACAAGTCCTTTGCTTTATAACAACACAACTGGTGTATTTTCAATTCAACAAGCATCTGGTTCACAAGCTGGTTACTTATCAAGTGCAGATTGGACTACATTTAACTCTAAGCAAGGCACAATTACTTTAACTACAACTGGTACAAGCGGTGCTGCGACATTTAGTGCTGGAACTTTAAATATTCCACAATATCAAGCAGCATTAACAAATCCAGTAACTGGAACTGGTACAAGTGGATATCATTCTAAGTTTACTGGAACATCTACATTAGGTAATGGTGTAATTTATGATGATGGTACAAACATTGGTATTGGAACTATAACACCGCTTTCTCCATTACATATTATAAGCAGTTCAGTTGGATT